GTAAAATAATGTTTGATACAGGTCAATTAGCTGCCTACTTTGCTAAGTGGGAAGATGGAGGCTATATAGTAGAAACTGATGGTATAAATAATCACAAATCATTTTATTTACGTGACTGTGAGGTTGTCACTAATTAATGCTAACGAATGGTGCTATGGTGCGTTGCTTTTCGCAATGCATTATAGCACGTGTTGTACACTGTATGGCGGTTAAATAGAAATGAACTTTAAAATGAAAAATGAAATGAGTAATAATATTTTTTTGAGCGGTAGCAAAATTGCTGACGTAGGAAGCAAAATAAACGTGCTATCTTTATTTGATGGAATAAGTTGCGGACAAGTTGCTTTGGAACGTGCAGGAATGGATGTAAACAAATACTTTGCTTCTGAAATTGATAAACACGCTATTAAGGTGACACAAAGCAATTACCCCACTACAATACAAATTGGTGATGTAACGAAAGTTAAAGGTACTGACTTACCAAACATAGATTTATTGATGGGTGGAAGCCCGTGCCAAGGATTTAGTTTTAGTGGTAAGCAACTAAACTTTGATGACCCGAGAAGTAAATTATTTTTTGAATTTGTACGATTAATCGAAGAAGTAAAACCTAAATATTGGCTACTTGAAAACGTAGTAATGAAGCAAGAATACCAAGACGTAATAAGCCAACATTTAGGCGTTGAACCTGTAAAATATAATAGTTCTTTAACTTCTGCTCAAAACCGTGTGAGATTATACTGGGCAAACTTTGACATAACCGAGCCAACTGACCAAGGTATAAAACTTGAAGATGTATTGGAACATACCGAAATGATTGGACCAAGTGCGATACGTGGAAGAAGATTAAATAAAGCAACTATTTTAGGAAGAAGATTAGATAAACGTGGTAAACGCCAAGACTATGATAAAACCGTACCGATAACCCAATGCCTTGAAGTAAGAGCAACTAACAGAGATAAAAGTAACTGCCTTACTACGGTAGCAAAAGACACGGTTTTAACCACAATGGAGATAGGGCGACACCCTGACGCTTTTAATAAAAAACTCCCTTACAGGAATTACACTAAAATTGAAAGATGTAGATTAATGAATTTGCCCGATAATTATTGTGATGAAGTAAGCCTGAACCAAACAGTAAAAGCAACTGGAAACGGTTGGGAAGTTGGAATGATTACACACATTTTTAAAAGTATGAGTAAGAAAAAAGCGAGGGAAGAAAAAAATATTATTACGACTGATATGCACGAACCTTCAATTAAAACTGGAACGTAGCCATATTGTGTACAACGGTTTGTATATGGTTAGTTGGCTTTTTGCCAATTAATTATATACGGTGTTACCTGTTTTTTAAAATGCGTGGTTTTGCAAAAACCAAATACACAATAGTAAGAACAAACTAAAATTAAAAATATGAATGTATTAAGTTTATTTGATGGGATGAGTTGCGGACAAATAGCACTCGATAAATTAGGAATTAAAGTAGATAATTATTTTGCAAGTGAGATTGACGAACCTGGCATAAAAGTATCTACACACAATTACCCAAATACTAAACATTTAGGAGATGTTAAAAATATTAACTATAAAGAATTACCAAAAATTGATTTATTGATAGGCGGAAGTCCTTGTCAATCTTTTTCATTCGCTGGAAAACAAAAAGGTATGAGCACAAAAGATAATGTTGAAATATTAACATTAGCGCATTATTTAGAATTAAAACAAAGTGGTTTTGAGTTTCAAGGACAGTCATATCTATTTTGGGAATATATGTATGCTTTAAATACAATTAAGCCTAAATATTTTTTACTTGAAAATGTAAAAATGAGTAATAAGTGGAAAAGTATTTTAACAAATGCTATTGGAGTAGAACCTATTTTAATTAATAGCGAAAGTGTATCTGCACAAAGTAGACCAAGATTATACTGGACTAATATACCTAATGTTTCACAACCTAAAGATAAAGGGGTTATGCTGAAAAACATAATGGAATTAGATGCTCCTAAAAAATACGCAATAAAAGACGTAAGAGTAAAAACACTTATGAAGTTTTTAAGTAAAAATTATAAAGCGTGTGGAAAAGTACCAACATTGACAACTGAATTAGCACATAGTACTGGAAAGAATTTTTACCCAAAAGCGTTAGTTGAAATATTTAATGTATTGGGTTATTATAGAAGATTAACACCAAATGAAGTTGAATCTTTACAAACTGTGCCGTTAAACTATACAAACATTGTTAGTGATACAGAAAGGTATAGAATGCTAGGTAATGGCTGGACAGTAGACGTAATTGCTCATATTTTTAAAGGAATGAGTGAGCCGACCGAGTAAGTCGCCTTTTTAATTACAGGTAACAACTGTATATAACAAGTAATACCAAAGCAAAATGACCAGATTATCAGTTACTTACGATTTGAAATGGCAAATAAAAATATTAACTCATTACAAGTGGTCTACTTGTGGTAAATTATTTAATACCCAAACAGGTAGGAGAATAAAGAAGACAGTAAATGGAAGAAGTGTAGGGTACTGGATAAAAGGTAAATTTACAACATTGAATAATTTAAGAAGTCAATTAGAAAAAATACCCAAAAAAGAAATATTACCCTTTTAAAATTAAAAATTATAAAAACCACATAAAATTTAAGATTATGATAAAAGGTAAGGATTATGGTGTATTTAGTTGTATTTCACGTAGTGGTAAACCTAAGAGTGCTTGGGATTCACAAGACGAGGCTATATCTAATGCAAAATATATTAATAAAACCTATCCAGAAGATGATAAAAAATTAGTTACTTATAAATGTAATCATTGTCACCAATATCATTTAACTAGTGTTGAAGTAAAGAAACGATATTATGGGAGCTAAAAGAAAAAATAAAAGGCGGTTCGCTTTTTTACTACATAAATATCAGCAATCTTTATATATTGATAAAGATTCGACTATTCAAGCGGAAATAGAAATACTAAATGAATATTTAAAAAGTTACGGTTGGGATAAAAAGTTAAAGGAAAGATATTCCGAATCAATTGAATTTTTTAAACTTTGTATTAAGTTTGAATTCAGTGTTGATATAATAAATTTGATTATCGCCCAACATAAGAAGTTATCTCAAAAAAATAATGAATTTTTAACTCAAAGACCAAAATTAGAGGGTCGTGATAATAAAGCTGTACATGTCGGTAGTGGTGGTAGTCACTCAAATAAAATTAGATACCCTAAAAAGAACAGGTCAAGGAAAACCTGGTCAAATTTTTATAAACTATTCCCAAATCAAGCAATAGCGGATGGATGGGATGGTAAAACATCAAAAAAAATGTAGGTTATGAATAAATATGATAAAAATTTAGAATTATTTGATAAATTAAGGGATTTAAGTGTTAAGCATAATATTATTATAATGACGGCCCAACAACATTCAAAACCAGATACCATACGTAATTTAAAGGTAATTAAAAATAGATATAACCCAATTATTATCGACCATGTAAATAAATTTACAAAATAAGTTGTGTATTTAATATATTTTATTTATATTTGTGATATAAAAACTTAAATATGAAAGATAGAGAAGAACTAGTCATAAATGTATGTGGCCTTAGTGCCAGTGGTAAGAGCACCATAATCCAAATGATTCAGGAAATGTTAGTTAAAGAGGGTTTTAATATTGATACTCGTTATAATGACGAACCAATACCCACCACAAAGGGATTAATCGATAGAAAAGAATCAATTCGATTAATGAATAAAAAAATTACTATTAACGAGGTTCAGGCCATAAAAAATATAAGACAATATGAAACACATTAGTTATCCAAAAACATTACAATTTAGAAACATCGTAGCAAATGTCAATAGAATGATTACATTCGTTGGTTTAGATGAAAATGGTGATGCAATTTATAATGAAAATGTATCAAAACCAACAATAACATTTAAAGGTACGGTAAAACTTCATGGTTGTTTTAGTAAAAATACTGGGGTTATGTTAGTTAATGGTGAGGAAAAAAAAATATCTGAAATAACTAAGGGTGACGTGGTATTAACATATGACATTGAAAATAATAGAATAAATAGTGGTAGTGTAACAAACACATTTAAGTTCGACAATAATAAAAAATGGGTTGAATTAATTTTTGATGATAGAACGATAAAATGTACCGAAGACCATACATTTTTTACTCATAATAGGGGTTGGATTATGGCTAAAGATTTGTTAATTACCGACAAATTTAAAACCCTATAATTTGTATCATGAACACTTTATTAAATTTATTAATATTACTAAAAAAAATAAAATTGATGTTACTGACGTTAATTTTTGGATACCTAAAAAAATGAAATTAATTTTAAATAAAAATAAAAATGAAATTAAGGGAAATTAAAAAAATTGAGAATGAAACATCATATGATATAGAAGTTGAGGGTTTTCATAATTATTTTGCCAATGGGGTTTTAGTGCACAATTCTAACGCTGGTGTAAGTTATAATGATTCCGATGGTGTTTATACACAATCAAGAAATAACGCTTTTGGGTTTGACCAGGGTGAATCACACATGGGGTTTACTTTTCTGGTTAAATCAAAAGAACAATTATTTCTTAATATTATAAATGCTGTTAAGGAAATATATAATGTAGATACATCTGAACATACAATTACCATATATGGTGAATGGGCTGGAAAGGGAATTCAAAAAAATGTGGGAATTTCAGAAATTGATAAGGCATTTTATATTTTCGGGTGTAAGATATCTAAACCATCGGACCCAGAGTTTACATCATATTGGGTCGATATTTCCGATTTAACATTTCCAGAATCTAAAGATATTTGGAATATTCATGAATTTAAAACGTTTGATATTGATATTGACTTTGAAAACCCACACATAGCCCAGAATAAAATTATAGAGCTTGTTAACGAGGTTGAAAATGAGTGTCCAGTGGCTAAACATTTTGGTTTTAGTGGAATTGGTGAAGGATTAGTTTTTGTTGCTGATTTTATGAATAATAGATTATTGTTCAAAGCTAAGGGTGAAAAACACTGTGGTGTTTCAAAGGTTAAGACCCTAAGACCAGTTGATGAGGGTAAGGTTACCCTAGTTAATGAAGTAGCCGATAAGGTTACTCCAATCTGGAGACTTAAGCAAATGTTCAACGAAGCTACTAAGAATGGTACTGAAATAGAACGTAAGCATATTGGTACTTACATCAAGATGGTAATCAAGGATGTATTGGATGAAGATTCAGACATCATCGTAGATGCTGGTCTAGAACCAAAGGATATTAGCGGTAAAGTTTCTGTCATTGCCAAGGAATACTTTTTTGAACAAGAAAAATTGTAAATATATGAATGTAAAAGAAATATTAGATGAAATTGCCACCGAGGGTGGTAGTAACGCCAAGATGGATATCCTTAGAAAGTATAAGGACAACGATTTATTAAAGGAAGTTATTTATATGGCTTGTTCTAAGAAAATTAAGTTTTATCTAAAGCAAATCCCAGAATATGAAACACCTAGAGGTGAGATGGGGTTAGATTCGGCACTAGAAGCTTTAAGTGATATTTATACTAGAAAAGTTAGTGGTTACTCTGCGATAGGTTTCTTATCTCATTTATTATCCTCCGTAAGTGTTAATAATGCATATATTATCGAGCGTATTATCGAGAAAGACCTTAAGATTGGTATGGGAACATCAAACATAAATAAAGTGATACCAAATTTAATTGAGAGTACCCCATATCAAGGTGCTAAATCATTTAGTGATAAATTGGTTAGAGACATATTCAATAAATGTGATTACGCTTATAGTGATATAAAAATGGATGGGAGGTACGCAAATGCTATAATCCAAAATGGGGAAGTAGAATTTGAATCAAGACAAGGTGAAACTACATTTATCCCAGTAGATTCTGTTTTAGTGCAAGAATTATCTAAATTTGGTGATGGAGTATTAAATGGTGAATTGACAATGTTAAATGATGATGGTTCGATAATGAACCGATATACAAGTAATGGTATCATTGCTTCAATAGTTGATATTGAAGGCGGGGGTAAAGTTAATGGTAGGAGTGATGCTGAAACCGCTAAGAAAAAAATGGCATTCACTAAAAAACATGGTAACTATAAAGAAGCGGTTGACAAAATAAGATATACCATATGGGATTCAATCACTTTAGATGATTACTTCAACAAAAAATCTGATATTCAATATAAAGATAGATTAGATTATATATTTAATAGAACCCCAATCAATAATTGTACAAGGGTTTCAGTTGTTGAATGTAAGAAAGTATATTCTTATGAAGAAGCTATGACTCACTTTCAAGAAATTTTATTAAGAGGTGAAGAAGGAACTATCCTTAAAGCACCAACAGCGACTTGGAAAAACGGTAAACCTAACACTTCTATAAAAATGAAGCTAAATATTGATTTAGACCTTAAAATCGTTGGGTTTAAGTATGGAACTAAAGGTAGTAAGAATGAAGATGTTATATCAACATTAATCGCTGAAAGTTCTTGTGGTAAATTAGCTACAAATCCAGCTGGTATGAAAGAAGATATGATGAGATATGTGACTAATAACCAAGATAAGTTATTAGGTTCTATAGTTGAAATCAGATGTTGTGGTTTATCACAAAATAGTGATGGGGGTTACTCAACACTTCATCCATCAGTGGTTGAACTAAGAGACGATAAAACGGAAGCTAATTCACTAGAAGAATGTATTAAAATAAATGACTCCGCAATGGGTCTTAAATAAAAAAATTATTAGGATAATGGCAAAAATAGAGAATCAAGTCTTCAGACTTAGGAATTACAAAGAAATACAATTAGAAGGTTACAACCAGAAACTTAAGTTTCCAGGTGGTCAGGAATTTCACATAGTTAATGACGTATTGTATATGAGCGGTCACCCAGTGCCAATCGATATGCAGAACAAGTTGATAAAATGGATTGCGGATAACCCAAACTTATTCATTGGTGACACCAGAATATTTAGAAATCATTAAATATAAAACATGGATTACAATTTTTTAAAAACAGAGGATAAAATTACTAAAACAGCATACGAGTGGTGTTTGGATTTTAAGATAAGGGTGATGGACTTAAATGAGTGGCCCCTTAAATGGTATGACTCTAAAGAGAAGCATTATTTTCAGTTTCCCCTATTGGAAGAAGCTGAATTCTTAAATGCACTTAAGTCATGTAAGGTTAAGTATAACTCAACACCAAGAAAAACACCATACTTCCTAGAATACAGAATGTACGGTCTAGTACCATATAATATATCTGAAATTCAAAAGGGTATTCAATTCGGTCATGCCGTTGTTGAGTATAGTCAGAACGCATGTGGTATTTCTGGTCTATTTGAATTATACAATAAGTGGGCTAAATATGACAAGACATTCATCATATTAAATGGTGGAACCACCAATGAAAATGTGGATAACAAGTGGTATGGTTCATTACAGAAACATAGAGACACCCTTAAGGAAAATGATGTTCTTATATCAGAATTTAGAGAGCCAGACTTGAATAACACACTTACAGCTGTTGTTTTCCTAGTTGATGAGAGAGTTTGGAATAGGGATTTGTATGGGAATTTTGAAAAAGAAACACCCCCTTATTCTAGAACGAAACCAAGTGAAAATGTTATAAAGGAATTGGGGGAAAAGAATCAACTTAACTATGAAAAATGGGTTGAGAAAGTTGGTGGACCCAAGAATGCTTTCTTGAGGGAATTTCTAAGTCAATTTAAGTTGGCATAATAAAAAAGACCTAATATATTAGGTCTTTTTTTATATAACGATTTGTATATCCACACAAAGGTTGAAAGTTACTATAATGATTTAATTCAATAACTTCAGCTTCAGTTATCGCTGATGATAGTGGTATTATGTGGTCCATCTCCCAACCAAAATTTAATTCACCATTATATAACCCGTAATTATCCCAACTCATCCATGATTCCCATTGTGATTCTATATGGGTTTTGAATTCATCATAAGAACACCCAAGTATTTGATAAGTTTTAGATTGTTTTGAATATTTTTTATCTTTAAATGATTTCAGAATTAATTTTCTAGTATTAGTGGTTAGTCTATATAGTGGGTCATTAATTCTTCTTTCACGCTCTTTTTCGTTTCGTTTTGTTTTATTATTTTCCCTATAAATCTTGTCTTGTATACGCTTTTTAGGTTTATATTTAATCTTAGTTAATTTTACGGATTCCTTATTATTTTTATAATATTCTCTACTCTTTAATTTTAGTTTATCTTTATTATCTAGATAATATTGTTTGCGATACTCTTTAATGTTAATTTTAGGTGAATCTTTTTTAATGACCTTTACATATCTAGAATCGGCATAAATTTTAACACAAGATTTACATATACTCCTATAACCATCTTTATGTGTTTTATCTTTATGGTACATGGAATATTCTTTATCCAATTTACATTTACAACAAATCTTATTTTTCATGATTAATCTAGTTTATTTTAATAATATACAAATAATATTTGTAAAGGTCAAATAAATTCACTATATTTGTGAAAAATATATAGTAATGGCGAATACAATTAAACTAGTTGGAGTTATTAAATTTGACCCAAAGGATAAAACTAAGAACTCACCTTTTAATTATTCTATTATAATAACTGCATAAAGGTTGTAAATTGGTATAGTGGTTTAACCTAATTACGTCTACCTCGGTTTCGCATGAGGAAAGACGTATAATATGGTCTATGTCCTATGTCTTATCAGGTTCAAGAATACCATCAGATGGATTTCCTTTATTATCCCAAGTCATCCAATCCTCAAACTGTGTTTCCAAGTGTTCTTTAAGTTGTTTATACGAGCAACCAAGTATTTCATGTGTTCTTGATTTTTTAGAATAACCTTCATTACTAAAAGAATTATAAATTCTAGATTTCACTGTTTCTTTTAAATTAAATAGAATATCATTTTTATATTTATATCGTTTATGTTCGTTCCTTAATGATTTTCTATTTTGGTGGTATGAGGTAATTTTATCTTTATTATCTTGATAATATAACTTCATTTTAGTTAATATCTCATTCTTATTTTTCTGATAATGTACTTTTTTATATGAAATTAATTCTTCTTTATTATCTTGATAATATAACTTCATTTTAGTTAATATCTCATTTTTATTATTTACATAATATTTTTTTTTAATTTCTTTGTCGTAAGAATCTCTATCCACTTTTAAAATTTCATTTTTATTCTCTTGATAATATTTTTTGCATTCCTTTTTTCTACACATTTTACATGTACCATGGTGACCATCTTTTTTCTTTTTATTTTTATGAAATTCCGTTACTGATTTTAGTTCACCACACGTACCACATTTTTTACTCACCATTTTTAAATTCTTTTTCTATTAGTATCTTAATTAATTTATTCATTGAATAACCATTATCATCACAATGTTTTTTAAATTTATTCTTTAATTCTTGTGACATTCTAATTGGCCATACCACATCTTTTTTTTCTTCTTTCATAATGTATAATATTTGTTATACAAATAAATATGTGAAATTCTTGTAGAAGTCATTTTTTTATTCTATATTTGCATCATGAATATAATTAAACTAGTTGGTGTCATAAAATTTGATGTACCAGACAGAACCAAAAAACATAAAAACCAATCAAGTTGGAAGAAGGTTGCTATGGTAATCTTTAAGGGTGATGTTCCAGAATATTATGCTTGGTTTATTAATAGGAGATTTAATTTAAAACTAAATAAACCATTAAGAGACGGTCACATTACATTTATTAATGACAGAGAATCAGATACCAACGGTAAATGGGAAGAAATTAAAACCAAATGGCACGGTAAGGAAATAACTGTTGAAATCGATTTAGAACCAAGAACCGATTCAAATGATGAAGGTAGTACTGGTCATTGGTGGTTAAGAGTCCCAGAAGAGGCTAGGGAGAGCTTACACGCAATTCGAACCGAGTTAGGTCTTGGTAGACCTTATTATGGTTTACACATGTCTATAGGTCATTGTAACGATAAAGTAATAGACCATAGTAAATACTTACATAGGTTGATTGAAAAAGGTATAATAAAATAAAAGCCCCGAATTGGGGCTTTTATTATTTTTCGATTCTAGTCTTAATTATATTTCTTATCACAACATAATTGTGACAAGCAAATATTCCCAAACAGAACCCAGCAATAATTGGCCAACCAATAGCCAAACCAACTATAAAACCACCAAGCCAACCTAAGTTGGTAATTCCAGTTTCATTAAGCCACTTTTTAATTTCTTCCATAATATAAATGTTTTTTAATAAATATTAAAAAAACTTGTGTAGTTTAAAAAATATTAGTATATTTGTAACTTAATATAAAAATTATGATAACAAGGGATAATGGTCTTAGGTATGCAAAGCTTATTCACGTATCAGTTGATAATGGTTCAACGGCACAGAGTAATAAAGTATACATCATGGAAGAGGAAAGTACTGGCAAAATCAAGTGTGAATACGGTCGTGTAGGTCAATCTATGACTACAGTGTATAAGAGTTCGCATGAGTGGAACAAAGTATATAAATCTAAAGTTAACCCAAGAAAGGGTTATACCGATGTTACAGATATGATAGTTGAATCAGTTTCAGACCCAACGATTAATTCCACCTCAAATAGTAAAACCGTTGATATTAAATGCCAAAAGGTAAGGTCTTTATTTAATGACTTAATGTCTTTTGCGAATAAATCTATTCAGAAAAATTATAAAGTTACGCAAGAATCGGTAACCGAGACCCAAGTTAATGCGGCCCAGGAAGTTATTGATAGGGCATCAGCTATGGTTGTTAAAGGTATGGATGTTAAGGGTTTCAATAAAGTATTAATCGAATTATATACGATTATACCAAGAAACATGAAAGATGTACGTGATTATCTAGCTAATTCAAGTGATACCGATGCCGATATTAAATGGGTAAACGAATTTTTAAGTAGTGAACAAGATACATTGGACACTATGGCTGGTCAGGTTAAATTACTTAAACAACAAAAATCGGTTACGGTTAATGACGATACTAAAGACACTCAAAGAGGTGATGAAATTACAATATTAGAACAAATGGGTCTTGAAGTATCCGAGGAAACTGATTCAGAAAAAATTGCGTTGATTAACAAATTGGCTGGTAGTAACGCACATAAAATTAGACAAATTTACAAAACAATTAATAATGAAACTCAGTTACTTTTTGATAAAGATTTAAAATTAGCTAAGAATAAAAAACGTAGATTATATTGGCATGGGTCTCGCTCAGAAAATTGGTTCAATATTTTACAGAGTGGATTGCTAATTAGACCTTCAGGTGCTGTTCATACTGGGAGCATGTGGGATGATGGAATATATTATGCGTCATCAGCCGATAAATCATTGGGTTATACTAATGGTGGCCGATGGGCTAGTGGTAGTAATAGGACTAGTAGTGTATATTTAGGGTTGTTTGATGTGCGTGTCGGTAAACAATTAGTTAAAGATAAACACGATTCTAGTTGTTATAGAATTAATGAACAAGTTAAAAAGGGTGGTTATGATAGTGTTCATGCTAAAAAAGGTCCTAGTCTAAGAAAAGATGAGTTCATTGTTTACAATTCAAAGCAAAGTACTATTGCGTATTTAGTTGAATTTGAATATTAGAAATTCCACATTTCATTTTATTGGTTTTGGTTTTACCCCTATAAAAATTAGTTAAAGTTTGTGGACCAACAATTATCCCTAGTTCTTCTTTTAGTGTTCGGTAAGTAGTGAGTCGATTAATTTAGATTTATTGTAATTACCTTCTTCTAATTTATTTAGAAGGTCTTTATCTAACGCCACTGATATTTTAGTTTTTTCATGTTTCATAATAATAAATATAGGTAAAACGGTTAATAAAGTCAAGTAAAAACTTGTATCTTAGATAAATATTTAGTATTTTTGTATAAAATTTAAATTAAATGGAAGAAAATATAATTAAAGCGTTATATGAAATAATATATGATGATAATGAAGGAAAATATATTATGTTAACAAAAAAATACGTCGAAGTGGGGTATTTTTATAAAAGTGAACTTAATTTTGAAAAACCTGATAAATTAAAAACTTTAGATGTGGATATTTTGAGTTCTAAGTTAATGTTCTATTGTTCTGGTGAATATAATATTAATAAACCAGAAAATAAAATTATAATTGATTTAACATGGTTTAGTACAGTTATAATTTTTAAAGAATTGGGTCGTGACCCAATTTCATTTGACGATGCTGACACAATAGTTAAAACATATATAACTTCACTAGCTAATAAATTGTGTGAAAACTTATAAAATTCGGTGATAGTAGTCAATGTACCATTACATATATAATTGAAATGAAATAATTATGAATTTTAAAAGACGTACCATATTTGGTCTAACTTGTTTCTATCTGGCTTTAATCTGGATGGCGATAGGTTCTGAACTATATTATTATCATCATTCATCGGAGTATTCAAAATATACTATCGAGATTGAATTAATGAATGGTTCAAAGGATACTATTGTGGTCAGTCAACCTAAGGATATACACTTCCAAATTAATTGTCATTCAAGTAAACGTGAATTTCAGGATTGCGACTTACAATATGTTTCTGGTGATTTATTCATGGGGATAGGTGGGTATTGGAACACTCAGATAAGTGGTGTGATTAATTTTAAAATTTTAAAACAGGAATAATAAAAATTTTTAATTATGAAATTTTACGAAAATAAAGTATTTCACGCTTGTATAATGGATAACGAATTCTGGATAAGGTTAAAATTCTTATCTAATAAAAAATTTGATGGGTTTAGAATTATCAGAACCGATAAAAAAGTATTAAGATTTTCTGAAAGAATTAAAAAAGTTAAATCAGTACAAATATTTAATTATAATTTTAAAAGATTAAGACCATTTAAAATATAAATTAAAAAACTAAACTTTTATTTGTGTACCAAAAAATAAATTAGTATATTTGTATAACTTAAATCAATTAAAAATGGTTGAAAAAGAAAAATTATTAAAATAATAATAAATAAAATGAAAATAGTCTTAAAAATAATTTTAATGGTCTTAATGTTGGGCTGTACACCAGAAGATGGTAAAGATGGTATAGATGGTTTAAGTTGTTGGGATTTAAACGCTAACGGTGATGGCGATACAAATGAGGACATCAATGGTGATGGTCAATATAATACTCTTGATTGTAACGCCCCCCAAGGAGTTCAAGGCCCAGAAGGCCCAGAAGGTACTGATGGTCCACAAGGCCCAGAAGGCCCAGAAGGTACTGATGGTCCACAAGGTTCACAAGGTCCACAAGGTCCACAAGGTCCACAAGGTCCACAAGGTCCACAAGGTCCACAAGGTGATAATGGTTTATCAGTAATATATAAAGAAGAACTTCTACCATCCGAAATCACTTGTACTGGTCGTTTAGTTTCGGTTACTTGGGGTTTTGACGTAAATTTAAATAAAATTATAGAATCATCGGAAGTTAAGGGGGTATTTAGATTTTGTTTAATTAATATCAATTCTAAACTTGTAAGTATATCAAACAAACCAACACCCGAAGAATGTCCTAACGGGGGTAATGTAATAATATTCGGAATAGATAAAGATAATAGCGACACGTTAACAGATGGTGATGAAGTCGTATTTACATCGAGGTTATGTAATTAAAATATATAATATTAATTTATTAAAAGATATCCGAGAAATAAAGTCAAAAAGATTTTAATCTCCAATGGAGTATCCACTAAAAGAGTTAAGTGATGAAAAAATTAATTAAATACGAGGGCCTATCCGAGAGGGGGTTAATGTCATAGGGGGCGCAGCACTAAAAAATACGTTCACAAGACGTTACGAAAGAAAAGAGTTTGAGGAAGTTTGTGAAGAACTTTTTCAAATCATGTCTTTTACGTTCGATAAATATGACATCCCAAGATTCTACCATAAAAAAGAAACCTTCGGAGATATCGACATTATCGTATCAATGGAATCGTTCAACCAAAACATGAACGAATATATCAAAAAGACTTTTAACCCTAATGAGATTTTTCATAATGGAAATGTTTGGTCATTTGATTACAAGGAAATCCAGGTTGATTTCATTACTTGTGCACCAGAAGATTTTGATTCAAACTATCATTATATGGCCTTTAATGACCTTGGAAATTTTATTGGTAGATTAGCGCAATCAATTGGTTTAAAATATGGGCAAGAAGGTCTTTGGTATAACCATTACAGTGATAATAAAGCCACCAAGACCAAGATTATCATAAGTAAGGACTATCCAAAGATATTTAAATTTTTGGACTTGAATTATAATAGATGGATTACTGGTTTCGATACCCTAGAGGATATCTTTGAATATGTAATAACATCCAAGTATTTTAATGCACCAATGTTCCAGTTAAGCGAACTCAATAAGATTAACCGAGAACGTAATGTTAAGCGTAAATCTTATATGTCATTTCTTGAATATATCGATGGAAAGGATTCACACCCCGAATATGATAAAGGTAGGATTAAGTTAATTAAGAACAATATTATCAATGTGATTCGTACTGAATTTCCATTAGCTAATATTGACCTTCACTTAGCTGAAATCGAATATAATACCGCTAGAAAAAAGTTAATCAGCCTTAAATTCAATGGTCAAATCATCAAGGATAAGTATAACCTTAATGGTAAGGATTTAGGTGAAAGTATTATTAACTTTAAACTTTACGTAGATAAGGTTCATGAGATAAGTTTTAATGAGTTTATAGTAGCCTCATCAATTGACTATATTTATGGGACTTTTGAACAGGCAAATAATATTGTTAAATAAAGGGGTTGCCAGATTTCACCAATAATTGAAAGTTATCGTGTAATTTTTGGCAATCAACCACGAATGATTTCACTTCCTCATTGGTTAGTTCAAACCATTCACCCTTTGCCCGTTTATTTACGTATCTGTTATGCAGTGCACGTTCTATTTTATTGTTAAATTTAGATTGAAAGGTTTCTATAACCGTGATTTCGTTACCGTTACCTGTTTTAAGACTTTTCAATCTTTTATCGGCATTACTATATTTTGTGATTCCTATTTTATGTAAATCACAATCACCGTTATCAGCTCTTAATAAATATACTATTCCCATGTTTAAAATATAACCCTGGGATAGTAATTAGTAAAGGCGTAACTTAAATATTAATTATGAAAATTATATCTAAATTTAAGGATTATTATGACATAGGTATGTCTTTGGGTATTGACAAATCAATACATTACGTTAGGACCTCAAATAGTGAAAGGGCGAGTAAAGAAATGGATGATTTATTATCACCCCCTGGTTGGGTAACATTAAAACAAAGTTATTCTTATACGGATAAGAATACATTATTTAATGGTCATAATTTAGAATCCTATCACACCAGATTCTTATTTTTTTGTGGTAAAGTATATCCAGAGGTAATTTATACCTATAAAAGCAAAAAGAAATTTAATTCTGAGTTAATAACCAAAAGAATAATAGGGGTTGACGAGTGTTTAGAGTTCTTCAAAGAGATAGAATATGATTTCAAAGTAAATTGGAGTAAGTGGAATAGAGTTGAGTTATTTAATTTAGTTATTTCATCATTAACTGATAAAGTAATTCTTGATGAACATATTAAATACCAGTCACCCACACTATATTATTATGAAACGGGGGTTTGGGAAGTTAATATTAACAAAAAATTAAGTGATATCGATTTTTATAGGAAAGTCGGTGAGTATCAGGCATTCCAAGAGATAAGCATGTTTCTAGGTTCAACATTAGTTGACGTATCAACCCCAAAGATGCCAGTAGGTGACGATAAAGTGATTATTAACAGCAAGGGTTTTGACCCTAAATATGGTTTCAGGACCAGACCTAAAAAAACAAAATAATATGGAACAACCAGTTAGAATTTTTAAATGCCCATGTAGGGGCAACAAGTACAAATTGGCTGGAAAGCCAAACGACAATCCAACGCTAAAAGAAAAATGGGAGTGGTGCGATAAGCATCTTTAAAATATAAATGTATGGAAAGATTAATTGAACTAACAAAGAGACATAAGGTGATAATGGACACTAAGAATATTATTGTCTCTATTTATACTAACGCATCAGGATTCCTTTGGAGTATGTGTATGGTGGATAGTGGAACCGATTTAGGTTATTCCGAGTTTAATGGTAATTGTGAATTTTCAGGTTCATTTATAGAATATGAAGATGCCCTTGAAGATGCTTTGAATATGATAGACCTATGTGATTTGGATAAATTCAGGAGTGAAGTTACCGATAGGTTCCATTGGGGCAATTATACACACCATTTAGACTCCAATTATAGAAATAAATAAAAATAATTATAAAAAAACTTGACTAATAAGAATACTTTTACTATATTTGCTTATATTTAATAACAAAGGGTTAAACCTTTAATAAAATAAAAATAAAAATGAAAACAATTAATAACATACTATCTGTCCTTTGTTTATGTTTACTAGTCTTAGTGAGCGTGTCGGGCTGTGGAATTAATTGAACTAAATTTTAATTAATATACAAAGTCCGATACTGTAAAGCATCGGACTTTTTTTATGCCTAATTGCCAGAGTGGCCGAATGGGGCGGTCTGCAAAACCGCTAGAGAAATCTCACGTTGGTTCGAATCCAACATTAGGCTCAAATAGTGAAATACCTTTATAGCTCAGTTGGTTTAGAGCAACATTTTTACAAGGTGAAGGTCGGGGGTTCGACTCCCTCTAAAGGTACAAATTGGGCCAGTGGTGGAACTGGTAGACACGCAGGGTTTAAGCCCCTGTGCTCCGTAAGGGGCGTGAGGGTTCGAATCCCTCTTGGCCCACAAATTGCCCCTATAGTGTAATAAAACCATGCATAAAGCATTAGTTCGAGTATTTATAATTAAAAATATAATATGAAAAATTGTGAAAATTGCGATAAATTACAAAATAGTTCTTATGGTTCTGGGAGGTTTTGTGATTCTAAATGCGCTAGAGGTTTCTCAACTAAAAATAAACGAGGTGAAATTAATAAAAAGATTAGTAAAACCTTAACAAGAGAAGACTCTTTATTCAATAGAAAATGTAGATTTTGTAGTGAAGAATATAAGAGTTATAAAAATAAAAATGTTTTATATTGTAGTAATAAATGTAGGGCTAAATATAACTGGAGTGATGAAGACTACCGAAAGCGTCAGATAGCCATTATTAGAGAGCGATGTGATAATGATGAAGAGAGAGAACGACTTAAGGAAATAGGTAGAAAAGGTGGTTTTGGTAAAAAGGGATATACTAAAAATGGTGTTTATTTTGAATCTAATTTTGAAAAAAAATGTTTTGAGTTTTTAGATTCAAAATCAATTAAATTTATACCACATAAACCAATACCTAATTCTAGTAAAATTAGTGATGTTTATTTAAATGATTTTGAATTATGGATTGAATTAGATGGGGTTGATAGAGAAAAGAGAAAAAAATGGTTAGGTGAAAATTATAAGTATTGGTTAAATAAATTAGAAATATATAAAAGAGAGGGGATAAATGTAAAAATAATTAAAACTTATGATGAGTTTGTTAGATTTATAATAAAATTGGGGGTACAAAATTAATGATTATGTATGTAAAAATTTACGGTTTTGGTTAGTGCAAATAAAAGCACATCAAAACTATGGGAAGACACAAAATAATTGTCGAAAACACAACAGATAGTCGTGTGTATAAAATGACTATGAGAAAAGTACATTTACACTGTGATTTTTGTCCACCTAATAAAGGGTGTAATGGAAAGAAATATGGTATAGATGATAACTGGAAGAATTATAAAAATAAACAGTGGGGTTAACCCCCACAAATTGCCCTAGTGGTGGAACTGGTAGACACACAGGGTTTAAGCCCCTGTGCCTCGTAAGGGGCGTGAGGGTTCGACTCCCTTCTGGCCCACATATTATGGCTTAGTGGTGGAATGGTAGACACGTTTAAAATAGCTCAGTGGGTAAAAAAGCGAACGGCAGAGCATTGGTCCTTAGAAGGCCAGACCTTTAAGGGTTCGAATCCCTTCTGAGTTACAAATTATTATACACTAAAGTAGCCTTTCATTAATGTGTACCGTATTTATTAATATGAGAATAGATATATTAGAAAGAAAAGATGAAATTAATGGGTGGATTGATATTAATCAATCTAAAGCGTTTATATGTAGAGAATTAAAGTGTAAACCAGAAACATTAAATTCTTATTTAGATAAAATGGGTATTATTTATGGTGGTAATAAAGGTGGTAAAAATATTAAAATTAGTAACGATAGAAAAACAGCTCTAGAATATTCAAAGTCAACATGTGTTAAAAGTAATTTATTAAAAAATAAGTTAATAGAAGATAATGTAAAAAAACATAAATGTGAAAATTGTGACTTACATATGTGGATGGGTAAATTAATACCTATAGAATTACACCACATTGATGGTAATAAATATAACAATAATTTTACTAATTTACAGATTTTATGTCCTAATTGTCATTCATTAACAGAAAATAATTCTGGTAAAAATAAAGGAAACTATAATAAATAAGAAACCAATGCTCGAAAGGGCGTGTGAGTTCGAATCTCACCTAGGTTACAAAGGATGATTACAGCAAAAGAAAACGGATAAAAAACTAGACTTATACTCTATTTTCGGTGGTTCAAACCCACTAACAATCTCATCCTGTTATATTGCTCAGTGGGTAAAAAAGCGAATGGCAGAGCATTGGCCCTAAGAAGGCCAGACCTTTAAGGGTTCGAATCCCTTCTGAGTTACATTAAAAGGTTGGTATTTACCAGCCTTTTTTGTTTTATAAAGTATTTATAAATAAAACAAATGCAGTTAAGTATAATGAAAAATATGGAAGCCGCTGAATACCACGGTTCCGAATTTGGACAGGATGTGGAACCTAAGGGTACATATGTGTTAGAATGGGACCGAAACATCAAACTATTTCCAGGTTGGATAGGTGGTATGGCCAATTTAACCAAACCATTATACATTGACTTAGATGAATACAATAACCCAATTGACTATAAGATGGATTTATCCACTAAATTTAAGGCAAAGGGTGCAAATTTAACTAAAAAATTAATGTCACAAGGTTATGATTCAATTATAACTAGAGATAAAAAGTATGGCACTGGGGAAATAGTATTATTTCCTAATTCAAAATTTATGTTGGATATAGGTGAGGGTAAATCAATAATTATAAAATTGCTCAAAGAATCTAATTTATATGAAAGATAATATAAAAAAGTTACTAAGTGAATCCTTGGTTTTTGAAGTACTAGAAAACATGATAGGTGAAGATTACCCATCTAGCTTTAATATGGATGAGTTTAAAAAACTAAACTCTTTTAATGCTAGGATAAGATATTGTCAAGAAAATTTACAAAGAATATCATCTGGTTCTGGTAGGATAGTTTATAAAATAGATGATGAAAAAGTTTTAAAGTTAGCCAAAAATAAAAAAGGTGTCGCTCAAAACGAAATAGAAATATCACACTCACAATATCACGATATAGAAGATGTGGTTGCACAAGTATTCGATTATCATCCACAAGACTTATGGTCGGAAATGGAGTTAGCAAGAAAAGTTAGACTTAATGACTTTAAACGTATAACTGGTTTTAGTTTTGAGGATTATTCTTCGGTACTTCTTAGTTATAGTGATAGGGATAAACCTAGACCCACATATCCTAAGGTAGACCCAGAATTATCTGATGCCATGTGGGACGATGAGTTTGTTAGCGGTATTTTGGATTATGTGGGTAATTACGACTTACCCGTTGGCGATTTAGTTAGATTAAATTCATATGGTATTGTACAAAGAAATGGTGAAGATACTATTGTAATAATAGATTATGGATTAGATAAAAATACATATACCTCATATTATTCTTAAAAATATGAAACAGCTATCAGAAACAAAAACATTAATTAAAAAGTTAATCAGGGAAAACCTGTCAAACGATTGTGACTGTTGTAAGTACTTTGATATGAACACAGTAAACGATTATATTGAAATTGAAAAACCACTTTACTCCATTGTGGCTAAAAGAAGGGTTGGTATCATTGAATACATATCACCAAAACAATACATATATAGAATAGCAAACGGTTTCGGAATATCTTATGAGGATGCCTTAGGTGGTGGTTATGATAAGGAAAGAGCTGCTAAGTATGCCGAGAGAATGAGAAACGGTGAGAAGGCCCCAGTTGGTTTCTACACTCACGATAACTCAAGTCAGGAAGGTAGACACAGAGCTATGGCGGCAATGATGAACGATTGTAGTCTTATTCCAGTTGTTAAGATTAAACACTTGAACAATGATGAGTTCTTAGAATATGTAAACCAGTTCAAGGACATGGACTATGACGAATTAAACCAAGACTTCATGGCGGTTGGGTATCCAAACGGTATAAGTAAGCTGGGTTACAATGACTTAAAACGTTTCGTAGAGTACAATATGTAAAAACTTTATTCAAAATTATTTGGTTTTACCGTTTATTTAACGGAGCGTAAAACCCACCCATCGTTTTTACGTGGGTGGGATGTAAGCGACTAACCCTGATTAAGGATATACTCACGAATAGTATCAGGTGATGCTTCACCTATTGAACAAACGAAATACCCATCACTCCAAAACATATCTTTGTACCAATATTCTTTACGAAGTGATGTAGAGTGTAACAACCATATTTGACGAGTAGATTCTTGTTTTAACCTACGAACTAATTGTGAAACAGACAAACGAGGAATGTATTGAATTAAGAAATGGATATGGTCAATATCAGACTCCATTACCTCAATTTCAAAATCCGAATTATCAGCTATTGATTGAAATATTTGTTTAATATCATTATTTAATTGACCTATAAGTAACTTTTTACGATACTTGCAGACAAAGATTAAATGACATTTTAAGTAATGTTTAGAGCGATTTGTACTGATGTAATTAGATTTTTTAGACATACGAAGTAATTTTTTTTGTAAGTGTTTCTCAAAATGAATGGAAACACTTACAAAAAAATTGCGTAATTGTAAAAATAATTGTATCTTTACAAAATATTAGACTATTTAATAATAGAATGAAGTTAATACATAAGTCATATAAGTTTAGAATTTCTCCTGACAATGAGCAGAAGATACTTCTCTCCAAACATTTTGGAGCAACTCGATTTGTGTTTAATCGTTACCTGAATAGTAGAAAAGAAACTTATCTTGAAGAAAAGAAATCACTTAACTACTATGATAATGCGAATGACTTAACAAAACTTAAAAAAGAAGAAGAGTTTGTTTGGTTGAAGGAAATCAATAGTCAAAGTTTACAATCTTCTTTGAGAAATCTTGATACGGCTTACAATAAATTTTTCAGAAAGCAAACCCAGTTCCCAAGATTTAAAAGCAAATACGACAAGCAAAGTTTTACCATACCTCAATCAGTATCTATTGAAGAGGGTAAATTGTGTATTCCTAAATTTAATAAAGGAATTGATATTAATATTCACAGAGAAATTGAAGGCAAACTTCTATTCGCCACAATATCTAAATCAACAACAGGGAATTACTATGTGAGTATAACCTGTGAGGTAGAATATACACCATTTGAAAAAACAAACTCAAAGGTTGGTATTGATACAGGGATTAAGGATTTGGCAATACTTTCAGATGGCAAGGTGTATGAGAATATTAAAACACTCAAAGCCAATTTAAAGACTTTAAAATACGAACAAAGACAATTATCTAAAAAAACAAAGGGAAGCAATTCCAGATTAAAACAAAAATCAAAACTTGCAAGAGTACACGAAAAAGTAACCAATATCAGGAAAGACTATTTGCATAAGGTCAGTACAGAAATCATCAAAAATCACGATGTAATTTGTATTGAAGATTTAGCTGTTAAGAATATGATGAAGAATCATAAGTTGGCACAAGCATTTTCTGATGTTTCGTTGGGTACTTTTTACACAATGCTTGAATATAAAGCTAATTGGAATGATAAAGTAGTTGTTAAAATTGACAGATTCTTTCCGAGTAGCAAAAACTGCAACGTGTGTAATTACATTAACCAAGACCTAACTCTAAAAGATAGAGAATGGACTTGTCTAAGTTGTAATACAATACACGACAGAGATTTTAACGCAAGCATTAATATTAAAAAACAAGGTTTAAAAATACTATCTGGTTCAGGAACTGACTCGGATATAAAACAAAAACGGAGTAAGGCGTTGCCATTAGGTGAGTCTATGACCTCCGAAGCCCATCCCATCGGCTCTGCCGTGGGTGGGTAGTTCACTAGAGCATTGAAACAAATTAAAAATAATTTCAAAAAAGCTTGATTATTACATTTTAATGTAGTATATTTGCAGTGTATTAAAAAATAAATGTACTTTTAAAGAAAAAGCACATATTTAATTAAAAAGGATATTAATATCCATTAACGAATAAATAATAGAAATTATGAAAACATTTAACAACATATTTGATTTTGCTATAGAAGCAGCCGAGGCGGATTTTAGCCTGGGGAGGTCGAGTATTGATAAAAGTTAAGTGTTCTAAAAAAACTAAATAACTAATTAATAAACTCGATAGAAATATCGAGTTTTTTTTGTTTTAATAATTAATGGGGCTATAGTTTAATTGGCTAAAATAGGGGTTTTGCAAATCCCAGTCCTGAGTTCGATTCTCAGTAGCTCCACTAAAGTAATAAATTATGAAAGGAATTATAGATTGGAATGGTTTAACGATAGAACAATATATCGAACATTTAGAAGAAAAATTTATGTACGATTCAAGTGGTACAGCAAAAGCCGTATTTGAATTAATAAGTGCTTACAAAGTATTAGCTGAGTCACCTATTGTAGATTGTAAACATAAATCTGATTACACACCTTGTTATAATTCACAAGGGGAACTTATGTTCAAGCAATGTGATATTTGTGGGGGAGAATTTGATTAGTAATAAGGGGGTATAGCAAAGATGGTCTATGCGTTCGGCTGAAAACCGAAAGATGTTGGCTCGGTACCAACTGCCCTCACAAAACAAGGTACCTTAGCTCAGTTGGTAGAGCACTTTGTAAAGATTAGTGTCACTTTTTTGTTTTTGTGATATTTATATAAAAAAGTATTATGAAAATCGAAAAAGAAAAAATTAAAAATTTAGTAGAAGAGGGTCTTAATAATTCAGAGATTGCTGAAATAATAAATTGTCACAGGACAACTGTTCCAAAGAAGATGAAAAAATATGGAATAGAAAGACCAGAGAGTGATAACATTTGTTTGATTTGTGATAATGAAACCACATCGAGAAGAAATAGGTGTGATACATGTAACACTAAAATAAGAAGATACAGAGCTAAAAAAGCTGGTGTTGAATATTTGGGTTATAAGTGTAATAGATGTGGTTGGTCTGGAGATTTATCTGGTTTTGATTTTCATCATATAGATGAAAAGAATTTTAATTTAGGTGCAGCTAAAATGGCGAACACAAAGTGGAAAGAAATTAAAAAAGAGTTAGATAAATGTGAGTTATTATGTGCATTATGTCATAGGTTAGAACATAGTGATTATGATAATGAAGTATTTTTGAAGATTGCCAATAAAAAAAGTGAAGATTTAATCTTCAAGGAATAATTGGTGAGGTAGCTCAGTTGGTAGAGCAACGGACTGAAAATCCGTGTGTCGTGGGTTCGAACCCCACCCTCACCACAAGTAGTTGTCGAAATGCCTTAGGGTAGTGATAATTAAGTTTATCGGCATTAGTGAGTTTTGCACAAAGTCGTGCATGTAATAAGGGCAAAAACAAATCCCTTTCCACCTACTAATTATAGCCCTATCGACAAGCGGTTAAGTCATCACCCTTTCAAGGTGAAGTCACGGGTTCGAATCCCGTTGGGGTTACAAATTAAGTCATTCGTCTAGTGGTAGGACGGTTCGCTAACAGCTTACTTACACAGGTTCGATTCCTGTATGGTTTAATTAAATGGTCTATCGTCTAAATTGGGATAGGATACCCTCACATCCTGGGGGAGATGTTGGTTCGAATCCTTCAAAGACCGCAATTGACTAATAGGAAAGACTATTAAATGGTCTATTGGTGTAACGGCTAACATTTCTGACTGTCGCTCAGAGGCTGAGGGTTCGATTCCCTCATAGACCGCTAAAATTGGAATATAGGTCAAATGGTTAATGATATCACCCTGTCACGGTGTATGGAGCGGGTTCGACTCCCGTCTAAACCGCCTGGACACGTTTTTGTACTTTAACGTTTTTCTGGATATTTATATTAAAAAGATATAGATATGGCGAGAAAAGAAAAAAAATATCATTTCATATATAAGACCACAAATGTATTAAGTGGTCGTTATTATATAGGGATGCATAGTACATCAAATTTAGATGATGGTTATTTAGGTAGTGGAAATAGATTAAGGTTAGCTGTAAGAAAACATGGTAAAGAGAATTTTATTAGAGAAATACTTGAATATTGTGTTTCTAGGGAAGAATTAAAGAAACGAGAAGAGGAATTAGTCACTCTAAATGAGGTAGTTAAGATTGATTGTATGAATTTAGTTGTTGGTGGGGGAGGATTCATGTTAGATGACCATCATTTTAGATGTTCAAAGGCTGGTGGTTTAGCAAATGCTTTAAAATTAAAAAATGACTTGGACCACAGAGCTAAAATTAGTAAAATATCATCTAACACTATGAAAGATAATCACAAAAATGGTAAAATTAAATATGATACTTTCACTGGTAAACAACATTCTGAAGAAACTAAATTAAAAATTAGTAAAATCAAGACTGGCCAAGGTAAGGGGGGGATAAATTCTCAATTTGGTACATGTTGGATAACCAATGAAATCGAGAGTAAAAAGATAATGAAAGGTGATTTAATACCAGATGGTTGGAGATTGGGCAGAAAAATAATTTAAAATAATTAGGTTAAATAAAAGTGTTATATTTGTATCATAATAAATAATTGGGTCAAGTAAGCCTCTGTTCTGTGAAGTTTTAGAACATGCAACTTGGACACGGTAGACATGGTGCATCATGATTCTACCCAACTAGCCCTATCGACAAGCGGTTAAGTCATCACCCTTTCAAGGTGAAGTCACGGGTTCAAATCCCGTTGGGGTTACTAGATTAAGATTAAAAACGGAGATGTAGCTCAGAGGGTCGCATAGAGAATTT